CGAGACGGGCGACCGGGTCCGGGTGCGCGCTTACGATCACACCGTCTGCGAGGGGTGGATCGATGTCATACGGGTCAACTATGACGGCGTTATGCACCACATCGAGCTGTCGGGCCGGGGGCTGGTCAGCGATCTCGTCGATTGCAGCTATGTCGGGCCGCCGTGGCAGTGGAAGAAGGTCGACCCGCGCGAGGTCATCGAGACGGTGTGCCGGCCGTTTGGGGTCACAGCGAGGTTCGAGGCTGATCTCGGCGAGCCGATCGAGTTTCAGATACAGCAAGGCGAGGCGCCGTGGGACGTCATCGACCGCATCGCGCGGCTGCGCCAAGTGCTCGCCTATGAGGAGCCGGACGGCTCGCTGATCATCACGCGCGGGTCCGACCAGTTTCTCGAAACCCGCCTCGTGCAGGGCGAGAACATTCTCGCCGCGATCGGGACGCTCGACGATCGCGACCGCTTTTCCGAATACATCGTCAAGGGCCAGCAAAAGACCAACAACGGCGACGATTCGGTCAGCCCCGAGCAGGCCTCGTTCTCGATCGGCTCGGTGCTCGACCCCTCGATCAAGCGCTATCGGCCGCTGCTGCTCGTGCAATCCGCGAACACCGACAACGCGGTGGCGCTCGAGCGGGCCAATTGGGAGAAACAACAGCGCTGGGGCAAATCGCGCACCGCCGAGATCACCGTCGGCGGCTGGCTGCAGCCGAATGGCGAGCTCTGGCCGATCAACCGCATGTGCGAGGTCGTCGACGCGTGGATGGGGCTCAACCGGCAACTGGCGATCACGAGCGTCGTCATGGACGTTTCGAACCAAGGGCTGCGCACCGTCCTGACCCTGCAGCCGCCCGAGGCGCTGACACCCGAACCGCTCGACGCCGAGAAGACGCCGGGCGCCAAGCCCGCAAAGGGTGCCAAGGGCACTGGCAGCGTCGGTTCCGGCGGACCCTCGTTCTGGGACCAGGTCGCGGCCGATCGCCAGGCCGGCGAGGCGCGCCGCCGCGAGAGCAAACAATGACGTGCCGCGGTGGCTGATCCTGTCGTCTGGGCGCCGATGCTCGACTGGCCTGACGCGTTTGTGCCAAAGGTCTTTCAAGGGTTGCGCGAGTGGGACGCAGACGGGCCAAAGCCGGCGCCGGGCGCTCCCCTCGACCACAGCCCGCTCGGGCTCGTGTATGAGTGGCGCGGGCCGCGGCTCTATTGCGTGAATTGTCCCGCAGGGCTTCCTCCCGATGCAGAGCGGTGACCGCCTCTTAGCGCCGGTTTTCCGGCGCCTCGACATGATGGTCTCGCGCGGCGTGCTGCGCGCGACCGTCGACGAGAACGGGGTGCAGACGATGCAAGTCGGTCTCCTCGAAAACGAGGTCGCCGACGAGGTCGAGCGAATTCAGAGCTATGGGCTTTCGGCCGTTCCGCCCAATGGCGGCGATGCGCTCGTCGCGTTCATCAGCGGCAACCGCGATCACGGCATGGTGCTCGCCGTCAACGACCGCGCGTCCCGCCCGCGCGAGCAAAAGCCGGGCGAAGTCACGCTCTACAACGACAAGAAAGCCTCGATCAAACTGACCGAGGACGGTCACATCGTGATCGGCGTCGACCAAGACGATGGCAAGTTGACGATCAAGGTCAGCGACGAGATCACCATCGAGGCGAAGAAATTGACGATCAAAATCGAAGACGAGATCTCGATTGAATGCCCGTCGATCAAGATCGAGGGCGACATCGAGCTCGACGGCAATCTCAACGCGACCGGCACCGTGAGCTGGGCCGGAACCGGTGGGGGAGGTCCACCCTGATGCCTGCTACCGTTATCGAAATGCGGCGCCGGCAACGCTTGCTCGCGCAGCGCTCGGGCAATGTCGCGCCGCAGCCTGTCATGGCGCCGCAAGCGACAGCCGCCGCCTTGGCCGTGCCGCAACCGCTCGCTGTGACCGCGCGAGCGTCAGCGATCAACCCCGCATATCCCGTCTATGGCACGCCGACGACCGTAACGGTGCGCGATAACTTCGAGGCGGCGAAAGACGAGATCGAGGCACTTCAAGCTGAGAAACTCGACCTTACCGGTGGGGTCATGTCCGGTCCGATCACGTTGGCAGCCAGTCAAATCGTCGATGGGGGGACTTTCTGATGGCAACAATTCTGCTCCGCGGCAATGTCACAGGCGGTTCAGTCGACGTTCCGCCGGACGCTGTGCCCATGCCGCGCGAGCCGCTCTTTTCGCTTGGCGGCTTCAATGCTCTGGGAGCAGCAACGGCTTTCGCCAACAGCGAGCTGGCGATCAGGACCGGTGATGGCATCACTCCCGTTATCCCGTTGATCTCGCGGCGCCGGCAATTAGAGCTCTTTGGCGTGCAAGCGATTACCGCCGGCATCGCCAACGCCAAGACCTTTCCGCTTGAAACACTTCGGATCACCGGGGGCGTCGACGGCAATGTGCTGACGACTGACGGCACGGGCACTTTGCGCTGGGCGCCGGCGGGGTCAGCGGGCCGACCTACACTTGGGGCCGCGGCCTTTCCGAAACGACGCCGGGGACGGTCGATCTCGATTACGCCGGCACAAGCACCTTGACGATCGGGGGTGTCTTTGTCGGCGCCGATAGCGGTCTCATCCTCGGAACCACCGGCCCGGCGCAAGGTCAATTGAGCCTAGCGGAGGCCAGTAACACGATCTTGGGCGGCGTGTTTGTACCGACGACCGCGCCAACGCCACCGTTGAGCGTCGCCTCGGGTTTATTTCTCAACACCGGGACGGGCGAGCTGCGCCTGGCGATCGCCAGCGCGACGACGCTCGGCGGTGTTTCCGTGGCCACTCCGGCGCTGGCCGCCCGCGCTGGAACCGGCGGGCTCGCGCTCAATGCCAACGGGGTGCTGCAATTGGCGATCGCCGGCAATGCCGCGGGGACCTTGGGCGGCGTGTTTGTTCCCGCCCCCGCGGGCGCTCGCGCGGGCGCTGGCGGACTCGATCTTGACGCTACTGGTCAATTGCGGCTGGCGCGCGCCGGCACTGCCGCGGCCGAGCTCGGCGGGATCTTTGTGAACGCGGGAACCGGGCCTGGGTTGACCCTAGACAGCGCGACCGGACAACTGAGCCTTGCGACTGCCGGCATCGCCGCGGCCAATTTGGGCGGCGTCTTTGTGCCGCTTAATGGCGGGCTGGCACTGACGACAGGCCAGCTCGCCATCGATCCGGCATTGGCGGCGCATGCCTACGCGACGACTCCCACCGATAACGCCAGGCCGATCACGTCGACAATTTTGCAGTATGGGAACGATCCCGCCAATCTGACGACGACTGCTAAGCAGATCGTCCCGGCAATCAATGAGCTCCAAGGCATCATCGCGCGCACAGCCGGGGTGCTCGTGCTCGTCGGCACGTTCAACGCCAATACCGACAATGTCACGCCGATCACCGGCTCGCCTTTGGCGGCGGGGCCGCTACCGGCACCTAATGCAGCGCGCGCCGGATATTTTCTGATCGTCGACACCCCGGGCCGTCCGCCAGCAGGCAACGCGCCAGATATCGATATGGAGCGCAATGATCTGATCATCTGCGTCGAAGTTCTGACCACGCCTGGCACGTACGATTGGGCGCATGTCGGCGTTGGCTCGGCGCAGATCACCGCCTCTAATGTCGCCGTCACAGCAATCCCCGGTGTCACGGCGACGAATGTGCAAACGGCACTGGAATGGCTGCAGGATCACAAGCTCGAAGACCCGCTCGAGGTCGACGGGGTTTCGATCATCGGCGACGGGCAAGCAACGCCGCTCGAGGTCGACGTCGTCGATGGAGGCCTGTTCTAGCGATGGCGCAATCGATCCGCATCCGGCGGACGCCGACCGCGAACAACCCACCTGTCGGGCTTGCCGATGGGGAGCTCGCGGTCGAGCAGAATTCGCCCCTGCCGCGGCTATGGGTGGGAGTGACGGGTGCCCCGGATGGCCGCCGCGCGATCGCCGGCGACAACATCTATCTGCCGCTGACCGGCGGCACTTTGACCGGGCCGCTGCAGATCAATGCGCCGCTGCGGATTGTGGGTGCCGACCTAACCATCGACAGAACGCCGTCACCGCCGGTGGGCCAAGCGATCGGTGCGGTCAATTTCAGCAGTGGCGCGCAGACCCGCGCCGTGTTCCAGGCAGTCGCGACCGACACCGTCGCGGGGGCCTCGTTTTCATGGCTCGCGACGCGGAGCGGCGAGACCACGCCACGCCCGACGATGACGTTAAGCGCCAACGGCGACCTCGCGCTAACCGCGGCGCAAGACAGCGCCAATTTCGTTGGGCTGGTGTCCTATACCAACCAGCTCTTACCCCCGGGTTATCTCACTCTCAGAGGGCGAGTAGGCGCCCCGGGCCAGTTGGCGCCTGTGCTAGAAGGCGATGTGCTTGGCGGATTTTGGTGCGACGGCCAATTTGGCAACGCGCCGGCCGACAACACAGATTCGGCCGGAGCCTCACTCAACGCGTCTGCTACCGAAGACTGGAACCCTACCGCCACAGGATCCAGATGGAATTTTAGAGGCGTTCCCAGACTTCAGAGGGGATCGCAATTGTTCGCAGCGCTCGACGAGACCGGCTTCATTATGCCCGTTAGCAGTCGTCTGCAGTTCGGCGCGACCTGGGAAATGGGTGTCGGTGCCGCCGACACGTTCTTTTTGCGCCATCCCGCGAGCCACCCGGTGGTGCCGGTGGCCTCCCTTACATTTTCCGGCTTGCTCACGATCTCGCCGCCGGGAACGTTTGGCGCGACAGTCTATTTGACCGGGTTTATACCGAACGACCCAGCGACCGCACCCGGGTTTGGCAGCGTGCGGGGCCGGGGCACGCCAGAGATCCCGCTGCCCGTGCTGGGTGGCGACATCTTGGGCGGATGGTGGTGCGGCGCGCAATGGGGTAGCAACCTCGGTGACACTGCGTTTTTTGACGCGCTCGTCATGAGAGGGGTCGCCACCCAGCCTTGGAGCGACCCTAACCGCGGCTGTGCCTGGGAATGGTTTGCCACCCCGAATGACAGCGCCAATTCGGGGCCTGTGCCCGCGATGAGGCTCGACGGCAACGGCGATCTGAGAATAAGGCGACGCACTCAATTCGGTCCGGGCACGCCGACCTCGTCCTGGGAAATGGGTCTCTTTGGGAACACGGTTCTGCGAGGCGAGACGCTCGATATTCGCCATCGCGTGACCGGCTCGTCGATCGCTTTTGACCCAGCCGGTGGTTTCGTCGTCACGCCAGAAGATGATTTTGGCGCGATCATTTATGCCACCGGATTTTCGGATGACCCGGCAACACCGCCCGGGTTTGGCAGTCTGCGAGCCCGTGGCACCCAAGCAGTACCGCTCCCCGTCCGGGCCGGTGATGCCTTGGGTGGATGGTGGTGCGGCGGGCGATGGGGCGACCAGCCTGACAACGTCAACCGCTGGGAAGCGCTGACGATGCAAGGCTTTGCCGTCGAAGATTGGGACGCGACTAGCCAGGGCTGCGGCTGGTTCTGGTATGCCATCCCCAAAGGCAGCGCGACCGTGCGGCTGGCAATGACCCTTGAAGGCGAGGGCACCCTGAACCTCAATGGCGGCAACCTGAATTTCCTGGGCGCCTCGTCGAACATGATCACCTGGCCGGTGGCGGGGGTGGGACCTCCGACCGCCGGCACCCGCAGTTCCGGCACCAAGCTAGTGTTGTTTCCCGGTGCTGGGACCGATTACGCCTTGGGCATCGAGGGCGGCACGCTGTGGTATTCCGGCGGGGCGCATCGCTGGTACGACCTGACCCCGACCTCTCTGATGGTTCTCGACAATAATGTCGGCGTGGCGCGGCTAACGCTGCAGGGCCCGAGCAACACGATCGCCTTCGCGGGCGTCGGCGTTAACACTTCGAACGTGATCATTTGGCCGGCAGCGGGGCTAGGCCCGCCGGTTGCCGGCGCTCCGGCTTTCCGCAGCCTCGGCACCAGATTGGTGCTGTATCCCAATCAAGTTCCAATAGTTCCGGGGCCTCTGAGCTGCGATTATGCGTTGGGGATGGAGAGCGGCTTTATGTGGCACGCCGCCGCGGGCTTTCGATGGTACAGGAACGTTGCACCGATACAATCGGTCATGGAGCTCGACGGGAACGGCAATCTGCAGATCACCGGCAATCTAACCGCCGGGAATTTCCCACTCGATCTCGCCGATCGCCTCGACGCGCTCGAAGCGCGGCTCGCGACACTGGAAGCGCGCCGCTCCTGATGGTCGATATCGCGCTCTCTTGGTCGAACGAGCTGTGGCGCGGCGACTGGCGGCTCAATGACGACGGCGTGCTCGCCGACGACAATGATCTCGCGACCGCCGTCATGCTGTCGCTGTTTTCGGACCGGACCGCATTGCCCGATGATGTCATCCCCGACGCCGGGCCGATCCGCGGCTGGTGGGCCGACACGTATCGCACCTATCCGCTGGGCTCGCGGCTGTGGCTGTTGTGGCGCGAGAAACAGACCGAGACGACGCGCCGCCGCGCCGAGGAATACACGCGCGAGGCTATGCAGTGGTTCATCGCCGCCAACATTGCGCGGACCGTCGATGTCACCGCCGCCTGGATCGCGCGCGGCGTGCTCGAGGTCGTCGTCGTCATGACGCCGCCGGTGGGTGAACGGCGAATCTTCCGCTTTCCGATACATTGGGCTGAGATCGCCGGGGTTGCACTGTGAGCGAGATACGCCCGGCCGCCGCCGCCGCACCGAACGGCTTTCAACGCGAGACGCTCCCGCAACTGATCGGCCGCGCGCAGACCGACATCGAGGCCAATCTGCGCGGTGCGGTCGCACGCCTGCCGCAGAGCAATCTCGACGCGCTCGCCTGCATGTCCGCCGGCATGGCCGACGAGCAGCTCGAAGCGATCGACTTCTACGCGACGCAGATCAACATCACGACCGCCCGCGGGGTGTGGCTCGAACGGCACGGTGCCGAGTGGGGTGTTCTGAAGAAAGAGGCGACGCGCGCCTCGGGGCCGCTCGCCGTCACCGTCGCCGCCGCTGTGACGGTGCCACGGGGTGCGCTGTTTCAGACCGCCACGCGCTGGCAGGTCGAGACGACGGCCGCCGCGAGCTCGATCGCCGCCGGGGTGATCCAGATCCCCTGCCAAGCGGTCGAGACCGGACCCGAGGGCAATCTCGAAGCCGGGACCCGGCTCAACACCGTGACGCCGATCGTCGGGGTCACGGT